ATTGTGAATGGTTTGTTTCCTGAGTACAAGAGAACATACGGAAAGGAACTAAAATACGGACCGTATGAGGAAATCATTAAACAGATAGAAACCAATACGTAATTTTGTGATTTTGTCACAGTGTTGTGTCAAAATGGCACAAGTCTTTAATAGTCAAAGAGATACATTAGTGTACACCATTAATATATATGGTATAATAATAATGTATGGCTAATAGAAAAAGGAGAAGCGATCGAAACTATGTGCTTTACTGTGTTACAGGCGGAGATGAATCATACATTGGTTTGACTGTCGCCCGTGGAAGAGCCTTTAAAAAATCAGCTAAGCTTCGTTTAAAGCAGCATATCTCTCGTGCTAATAATGAGAATAAAGAATGGACAATGTGTAAGTTCCTTCGTGAAACAACTGAAACTGTCCGATGTGAGGTTTTAGAGGTTGTAAGAGGCCGAAAGGCTGCATACTTCCGCGAGCGTGAATTAATCGCTGAATTGTCTCCTACACTGAATGATTTTTAGCCACAATTTTTTAATTTTTCGACACTTTGATTTTAAAAGTGCATAACTTACTGACTATCAATAAAATAAAACCGGTGTACAAGTATCTGATCTGTGGTATAATAGATCTATAACAGTTAATTATGGAAAAAATTCTCGATCTCCAAAACCAATCTTCTCTGGCTAAGCTTTTAGCTACTGAGAACATTACAGTAACACACAGCAAATCATTATCAACCGCATACTTTGATGTTAAGAATCGTGTGCTTGGTCTTCCAGTTTGGAAGGATCACGGCAAGCTTGTTTATGATATGCTTGTTGGCCACGAAGTTTCTCATGCGTTATATACACCGCATAAAGAGTTCTCTCAGTTTATTGAATCTGAAGGTCGTGCTCACTTTGATATCTTGAACATTGTTGAAGATATTCGCATTGAGCGGTTGATCAAAAAGAAGTATGCTGGTATGCCTCGCATTTTCAATGGTGCATATAAAGAGCTTGTAAAGGCCGACTTCTTCAATATCGCAGACAAAAATCTAAGTGAACTGAATTTCCTTGATCGTCTTAACCTTCATGCTAAAGTCGGTCCTTATGCAAATATTCCTCTTTCTGATGAAGAGCTTAATATTTACAATAAGTGCATGGCTGCAGAAACCTTTGAAGATGTTATTGCTCTCTATCATGAGATAAAGGAGTATGCTGACAATGAAGCGAAAGAGAAAGAAGAGGCTGAGACTAACGAATCTAATGATGACACCAATAATGAAGAAGAAAATTCACAGTCTGAAAGTGATGACTCTTCAATGAACTCTGACGAAGTGAATGACGATGGTGAAGAATCATTCTCTGAAGATGCTGAAGATACTGAAGAAGAATCTAAAGAGACGTCTGAAGGTATTGAATCAGAAGATGGCGAATCAGATGATGATGAAGATGACAATAGCGATATTGCACCAGCTGCAGGAGTAGATGATGAAGTTGAGCATATATCTGAAACACTTAGAGCATTTGATGAAAATGCAATTGATGACGATCCTGATACAAAAACAGCTATCGCATTATGGCCTACAAAGAAAACCATAGAAAACCACATTGTACCATATAAGACTGTTTTAAGCAAGCGTCCAGATGTTGTTAAGGTTCAGCACCGTGATTATTATAATGATATTGAAAATGCTGATCGCGTTGCACGCTCTGAGGCTAAGTATGTTGAGATGAAGAAGAACATCAATAAAAAGGTTGCTGTTCTAGTCCGTGAGTTTGAACGTCGTAAGGCAGCATATCAATACTCGCGCGCTCAAGAATCTCGCCGCGGATCATTAGATGTTAATAGTCTTCATAAGTATAAGTATGATGATCAAATCTTTCAAACCACAATGCGGTTAGCTGACTCTAAGAGTCACGGAATGATCTTCTTTATTGACTATTCAGGCTCTATGTCTAGAGTGATTAAAGACGTATTAGAACACACCCTTAATCTAATTCACTTTTGTAAGAAGGTTGGCATTCCGTTTGAAGTGTACTCTTTCACTAGCAATTGGCTCAACAATGCTAAAGGCTTATCTGATGAGCAAACTGACTATGAGTTTAATATGAGTAATCTCATAATCGCTCAGTTGTTTTCAAGCGATATGTCAAAGGCTGAATATGAAAAAGCCTTTAAGCAAGTAAGCTATCAAATCATGAGTGATATGTATTCTCAAGAATATTCATCACCATATGAAACACTTGGAGGAACACCACTTGATGCAACACTGATTGCTGCGAATCACATTGTTAATAAGTTCAATAAAAAGCATGCAGTTCAAAAGACAAATGTTGTTGTTTTGAGTGATGGGGATTCTCAACACTGTTTACCTAAATCGGCACATTTCCGGTGCCGAGAAGTTGTAACAAACGTAGGAGGAAAGCAGTTCACTATTCCTCGTCATAGTATGACAACTACATTCGTTGAGATTCTTAAGAAGACCACAAACGCAACTACTATCGGATGGTTCCTTCCAACTAGTCGATCAGCGGCTAAATATCAAATGCGTCGTATGGACCAATACGATGATGCACCATGGAAAAAGTACTTAAAGGATGGTTTTTACCATGCTGCAGCACTTGGTTATGATTCGTATTTTCTCCTTAACTCAAACATTGAAATTGATGATAGTGAATTTGAGTTTAATGATACAAGTGATGTTGCGAATAGTCGCGTAGCACAAAGTAAGCTCGCTCGCCAATATGCTAAGCATAACGTTAAGGCTCGTCAAAGCCGAATCATCTTAACTAAGTTCGCTGAAATCATTGCATAATTTTTTAAAAAATGAATAAGCTTTTAACCAAAACGCACAAACCGTTGTTATCCAACTTAATATATATGTGTACAACCCATGGCCAATTGGTATAATATTAGTATAACAGTTAATTAGTATAGATTATGAAAATAGAACAACTCACTGAAAAGTTAAAGTCACTTGGCAAGTCAACCTTCCGCAATAAGGAAATTCTTGCTATTGCCGCTGAATGCGGAATTGAGCATAACGATGCATATCGCGTTATTCGAGGTATGAATAAAGTATCACGCGGTGTATATTCGTTTGATTCGGCACCATCACCGACTCCTACTACTACACCAGCACCTGCAACGTCGATCGCAAATCACGTTGAACTTCGCGGTGTTGCTTCTGTTTCTAATGATGAGGTATATGTACCTACTGTTGATCCAACCTACATTAAGTGGGGAGAGTATAACACAGTGATGAAAATCATTAAGTCAAATTTGTTTTTTCCTACTTATGTCTCGGGCCTATCTGGTAATGGTAAGACTATGATGATCGAACAAGCGTGTGCGAAAGCAAATCGTGAATATATTCGAGTTCAGATTTCGCCTGAAACGGATGAAGATGATTTGATTGGCGGTTTTCGCTTGATCAATGGTGAAACTGTTTTCCAAAAAGGTCCGATTATTAAGGCTATGGAACGTGGTTGCATCCTATTGATTGATGAAATTGATCGTGCTACAAACAAAATTATGTGTCTGCAAGGAGTACTTGAGGGTAATCCTGTTCTCCTTAAGAAGACTGGTCAAGTTGTGACTCCAGCAAATGGCTTTAACGTTATTGCCACTGCTAATACAAAGGGTCGTGGATCAGATGATGGTCGCTTCACCGCGGCATCTATCATTGACGATGCCTTCCTTGAACGATTCGTTTGTACTATTGATCAAGAGTTCCCATCTGCTACAATTGAAAAGAAGATTGTTATGGCTCATATGAGTAAGTTCGGCCTTGAAGATGAGGAGTTTGCTAATAAGCTTATCGCATGGTCAAATGTTATTCGTAAGACATTCGAAGCTGATGGTGTTGATGAAGTTGTTTCAACACGCCGTTTATGCCACATCGTTAAGTCGCACTCTATCTTTAACGATCGGATGAAGTCAATTCAAATGTGCATTAATCGCTTTGATGATGAAACACGTACCGCATTCCTTGACCTTTATACTAAGATTGATGAATCTCAACTTGATGAAGATGGTAATACTATTGAGTCTAATGAAGATGTTATGGAAGCATGCATCAATAATGCAGAAGAACGACCATTCTAAATACTTTACGATGGAGATCGTAATTCATAACTAATTAACTAACTGAAAGTCCTATCCTCCTTAATCGGAGGGTAGGCAATTTTTTAATGACAAACCAAAATATTAACGAAGTTCAACAAGAAAAGTGGTCTGAACTAGCAAAAGAAGCTAAAAAGACTTCTACAAATGGTGGAATTAAGTTCGACGGTGATAAACCAGATTATTCATTAGTTCCTCCTTTTGCTTTAGATGATGTAGTAAAGGTGCTGACTATTGGTGCTAAGAAGTATGATCGGCATAATTGGAAAAAGTTAGATGATCTTAATGATCGTTACTTTGCTGCAGCTCAACGCCATATGTGGGCTTTATTAAAAGATGAAACACACGATCCTGAAACTGGGATTCATCATGCTGCGCATGCTATTTGTTGTATGATGTTTCTTTTAGAATTCTACTATGTACAAAACAACAAATAAAGGGTATAATAATATATTATGAAAATTAGTAAAGAAACTCTAGATGTGCTGAAGAATTTTTCGGCAGTTAATCCAAACCTTGTTATCCAATCAGGTAACAAGCTATCAACAATAGCTGAAGCTAAAAATATTATGGCTTCTTGTGTAGTTCCTGAATCCTTTGATAAGGACATCGGAATTTATGATTTGAATGAATTCCTCTCTGCGCTTTCTCTTATTGAGAATCCAGAGTTTGAGTTTGGTGATACATCAGTAACTATTAAATCTAATCTTACATCGCTTACATATCGATATGCTGATAAGTCTATTCTCACATCTCCTGAGCGCGAGGTTAATATGCCTGAAGCAGATGTAACAGTAAGCTTAAGTGCTGAAGTCATTAACCAAATCCGACGTGCAGGTTCTGCGCTTAATCATCCAGTAGTGTCAATTACTACAAATGCTGGTGACGATAAGCTATATTTGCAAGTGAAAGATCCAAGTAATTCATCATCGAATATCTTTCAACATGAAATTGAATCATCATATGACACAGAAGCGGCATTTGATTTTCAGTTTCTTATCTCTAATCTAAAGCTAATTACAGGAGATTATAGCGTTTCTGTAAGTTCTAAGTTAATTTCACACTGGAAATGTATAAATAATAGTCCAGTTGAATATTGGATTGCTCTCGAAAAGACATCCGTTACGTAACAACAAACTAAACAATAAAATATATTAATCATATGAGTGAAGAAAAAGTAGAAACTCCGGAAACGGAAACACAAGAACCACAAATCAGCTTGGCTGATTTTACTGCAGCGTTGCAAGTTATCGATGTATGTACAAGTCGCGGAGCTTTCCGTGGTGAAGAACTGTCGTCTGTTGGTCAATTACGTGACCGTCTTGCTGCGTTTGTTCAGTTCCATGCTCCTGCTAAAGATGAGCAAGAAGAAGGTGCCGAAGAGGAAGCACCAGCAGCCGTTGAAGAAGAAGAAGCAACCGCTGAATAATTCATCGACCTGAGTATGTCGTTATAAACTGCTCATTTTCTTTTGAGTTTACATACGTAAACAGTTTTGTTATATTATAGATTATGAGTGAATTTTTATGGGTCGAACGCTATCGACCAACTACCATTGAAGAGTGTATCCTTCCACAGGATTTAAAAAACACATTTACCGAAGTTGTCAAACATGGAGAACTTCACAATATGCTTTTATCTGGTACAGCTGGATTAGGCAAAACAACCGTTGCTCGAGCATTATGTAATGAGTTAGGACTAGAGTATCTTCTAATTAATGCCTCTGAATCAGGTAATATCGATACTCTTCGTTCTACTATTAAACAGTTTGCTTCTACTGTTTCTTTAAACGGTGGTAAGTATAAGGTTGTTATCCTTGATGAGGCTGATTATCTTAATGCACAATCAACACAACCTGCCCTTCGTGGATTTATCGAAGAGTTTAGTTCAAATTGTCGATTCATCCTTACATGTAATTTCAAGAATCGTATTATTGAACCTCTTCACTCACGGTGTTCTGTGATTGAATTTAATACCAATAAGAAGCAGCTTGCTGGATTGGCAGCTCATTTCATGAAGCGGCTTCAAACAATCCTTAATGAAGAAGGCGTTAAGTATAACAATAAGGTAATTGCCGATTTAATTATGCGTTATGCTCCAGATTGGAGACGTGTTCTTAATGAGTGTCAACGACATTCTGCTTCTGGTGAAATTTCATCTGATATTCTTATCGGTATGTCTGATCAGAACATCGCTCAACTTATATCGCATCTAAAGACAAAGGACTTTAAGAATATGCGTAATTGGGTAACAAATAATTCAGATGTTGATTCTTCGGTTGTATTTCGTAAAATATATGATTCGCTCTATGACTATGCCGAGAGTCAATCGATACCAAGCATTATTCTTATCTTAGCTGATTATCAATATAAGGCTAGCTTTGTAAGCGATAGAGAGTTGAATATGGTTGCATGCCTAACTGAAATTATGGCATCATCACAGTGGAAATAATATGAGTAAACTATCTCCATTTGATTTTATAAAAAGCATCAATGAGCATAAGCCAAATCTACTTAAAGATTGTAAGGCATATGACGGTGATGAGATGTTAAGTCCAGATTGTCCATCAAAACAATATGTTCCGTATATAATCAATCGTGGATTTTCTCAGTTTAATGATACTGTTTTATTAGCAAATGAATTGAATATTCGTCATCAGCTTCCACCTAAAATGCAGTATGATTTTCTCTTTACTGCGATTCGCCCAAGGAAGAGGTTTTCGAAATGGGCAAAGAAGATGAAAGATCCATCTGATTTAGAAGTAATACAGAAAACATATAACTATTCAAAAGAAAAGGCTGAACAAGTATATTCGCTATTCAGTAAAGACGATCTTAAAACACTACGTAATCGATTAGATAAAGGAGGTACACAATAAGCCAAAACGCTTAATATTATAAATACAATTTTAACAATGTAATATAATATTAAGCTTATGAATGAAGAAGATTTAGTACAATGGGATCCAAGCCAGATGCTTGAGATATCTCTCGAAGAACCAGATGATTTTTTAAAGATCAAAGAAACGCTTACGCGAATAGGAATTTCTTCGAAGAAAGATTATAAAACATTGTTCCAAAGCTGCCATATTTTACATAAGCAAGGTAGATACTTCATTGTTCATTTTAAAGAGCTTTTTATGCTTGATGGTAAACCGTCTAACTTAACATATGATGATGTTTGTAGACGAAATTCAATAACAACTCTTCTTTCTGATTGGGGATTATTGAATATTGTAGATCCAGAACAAGCAAAAGATAAAACAACGCTAAGACATATTAAGATCATTTCTCACCGAGATAAATCAGAGTGGAAATTAGAATCAAAATATTCAATTGGTAACGTTAAAAGTGTATAAATAAAATTTTAAGATAGCACGACGTTATCTTAAATGAGATGCCTTCGGGGTCTCACAACAATAACCCTGCCTAATAGGAGGACAATAATAATGACAA